CGGCCCATAATCTGTGCCAAGATTAACCGAATCAACTACCGCGCCTGTTAGACCGAGCCTTTTATAGACATAAGTGGTGCTTGCGGTTAAGCCTACTTCGAGTAAATATCCGTATGGATCTACAGCGATTGGACCGCCGTCGTCGACAGCATTGACTGTCCATCTGTGGTTGGCATCATTGCCTAGTGTATATGCCATTGTCTTTTCAGTTGTTACATCATGGTCTTGAATAAAAAAATAGCCATACCAATAGGCAAGATGGTAAACCGGCCCGATACCTATGTTCGAATAACTTCTCTCAGTTCCGGCACTTATTCCACTATGTTTGGTAATAGTTGCCGGACCAAACGCACCCCAGAGTGTAAACAGATTGCCTCCAACCACATAAACTCCCCTCACGAAGTTAACGCCCACCACTGGTGCATTAAAAGTAGACAGTTTCGTACTTGAAATACCGTCATAAATATGTATTTCATTATTTGTAGAATTACCCGTTATCAAATTATAATATTGATCTAAACAGATATAATCGTCATTTGCATCGATTAAAAAGGTCCAGTCTTCATTATCATCTGTACCATCTGCGATGACTTCGACTGTAACTTCGGGGATACGGTTTCCATAATTTTTAACCGGCAACTCGTTAAACACAATATAAGCAAGCCCCCGATAAGCGGGTGTGTTAGCAGCCCCCAAATCAGCTGATATAGTATTGTCTGCGGTCTGGGTTTCGCTTCCGGCATAAACTGCATAGCGATCCCCGCGCTGAATTGAACTTGTTACGGTAGTTCCCAATCCGATGGTACTTCTTAGATCGAGCCATAACTTTCCGTCCATCCAGATACGGCGTACACCCTGGATTTCTCCCTCGCACAGCCCGATGGCAAAATTTGCGTAATAATTATATTCCCAAAACTCCGCGTCACCGTCCAGATGCCTGATCTTTCTTTTTTCCACCAAATCGGTTGCCCAGAAAATGTTTCCGGCAATCCTGGCCGTTCCGTATATTTTGGGGATGTCAGCGCCGTAGTTTGAGGTCTGGACTTTAAGGTCGGATATGCGGGGACCCTTGGTGACAACGGTGTCGGTTCCGGCAAACACGAAATCAGCAATGCCACCGAGTGCTGACCCGATTGCAAAGCCTAGCAACGGTTGGCCGACAAATGCTCCGATTATTCCGCCTATGAATCCCAAAATTAAAGAAAACATTTAGTCGTGTAACCCCGCGTTCGGATTGACATCAGGAATTTTGTGGATAAGATCCGTACCTGGGATTTCCGCAAAACCTCTGAAATTAAGTATATTGTCAAAATCATTGATGCAGGTGGATTTTTGCTTATCACATCCCTGATAAACCGAGTAGCCGTCACCGATTTGTACGGTAAACGGCATAGGCGACATCAGCGTAAATTGCCCGCCGCTGGCAAGATAGCCTTTGACTTCCATATTGATGCCGTTGTTGTTTCCTGAAGTCCATGAAAGCAGGCCATAGTTGAAAAGGTCGTTTGACTGCCCCATGTTGTTGTCGGCAAATTCTTGGTTATTGATAACTGACGTGACGGTGCCCGTATAGGTGTAGGATGCCAGTGTGACTCCGCAGCGCGCATCACCAAGATCCGCGTCACATTCATGAGCATAAACTCTGCCGATTCCCTGTTGCAAAAACTGTGTGAGGCTTCTGAATTCAATGGTTGCTTTGTGATCGTCTTGTATTTTTGCTTCACCCAGTTTGCCATTTATTAAATTGACGACCCCATCGCCGATTGATTCGCGGTTTATCAAGTAGACTTTGACGTCGGCAAAATCAAAGAGTCCCGCTACCACATCGTCTTTTGAAATATCGCTGTCGTTTAGAATAATTTCGAAATCAAAATTGTCGGGTGACAGGTCGCTTTGCTGATCGATAGATGACATCGAGCCGCTGTTAAGCGATTTATAGGTATCCCCGCCATATGTGATGTCCTTGTCGCAGTCGGTATAATGAAACTCGGTGGTGTCTGTCCTGGTAATCTTCCACAGATAGTTTAAAGTGGTGACCTTTTCTGCCAGATGATTTTTTAGATTTGCACCTATTGTTCTTGTCATGAAATGTCTCTTATTTCAACCAAGGGCACATTGGCTGCGCCCTGTTCGTAAGCCTCGTAATTTATGTTTAGCTCATCGGTATCAAAGCGCACCGGCACGTCGAATTCGAACCCCGCCTTTACCACCACGCTGCCGCCCGGCGCGACATCGAAGGTGACGATACCGGTTGTGGTGTCCACCGACCAGCCCGATCCCTGCCCGACGTCGTCTAAAGATACCACCGTGGTACCAGTTACCGGCTTGGTGATATTTCTGGTTCTCGAAAAAGCGCCTCTGGTGTAAACTTTGACCAGCTGAAAATCGGTTTCCACGTTGTCTCCGGTGCCAATAGTTTGGTCTGTGTCCGACACCGTGGTTTCATGGTTTCCCGATGACTTGCAGTCCATGAAGTCTTTGTAACGGAATCCGTACGCCATTCCCGCGCAGGCGTGAAAATGATCGATTAGATCCGACAGTTGGGTGATAGTTTTCACACCATATGCCACATCGTAAGCGTGTCTGGCGTATGTCCAGTTGACGTTTCTTGATTCGGCTCCGGAGCGGATGACCACAATCGAGGTGTTGTATCCGGGTCCGCCCTGAGAGCCGTAGGATATGTCGTCGGGAAATCTGGGTGTTTCCAAAAATGCCATTTTAAGTGTTCCTTCTCATCGAGTTTTGTATGGTGCGCCCCAGATTGGAAGTTATCTGCCCTATAGACTGTCGTGAAAGTTTTCCTTCCGGTGCCTGGACGATAATGGTGGGAGAAATATTTATAGTTTTTGTTTCTCCCGTCATCTTTACCCCCAGCTCTCCGGTGGCGGTTCTTGAAAGCGGCATAATTGCTTCAGGACCCGCTTCACCCATTAATCCGGTACCGTCGGCGTAATTAAACAAAGTTGGATTTGTGACGATGCCGCCGGTTGCGAACTGTTTAATACCCGCGCGATTAAATACATTTCCTTTTGCGCTTAGTACTTCAAACATTGGATTTATAGGATTTTCGGCACCACCACCGAATAAAGAACTTATTCCACCTGCGATCAGGTCAAACAACCCGCCGCCGCCGCCGCCAAACAACGATCCGATTCCACCCATTGTTCCGGTTCCCATTCCGGATGCCAGGGTGCCGAACAAAAGTTTACCCAACTCAGCAGCCAGGATGTCGGCTGCCATGCGATGCAACATTGCCTGAAAAGAATCGCCCACTGATTTAAAGATATCTTCTAATGATTCAAATTCACCCTGCATGAAACTAAATAAATTGTCTGAAAAAATCCTGCGCGAATCTTCGGTAAGGCTTTTAATGAAATTACGCATTTTTTCCGCGTTGGTTTCGGTTTCAAGTAAGATTTCTTCCTGTCTGGCGCGCATGCCGTCTGCAAAGTCAGGTGAAGTCAGAAGGTCTTTGATTCTTGCCTTGGCCTTAACTCGTTCCTCATACTCGGAAGCTGCTTTTTCACCGGCGTATTCTTTTATTTTTTCAGCTGCCAATCGCGCTTGCTCGATTTCCCAAGCGTAATATTCTTGAGTGTAGATGCCAGTCTCATTGTAAAGCATCTGGTAAGATTTTATTTTGTCTGCGGCTGCTTTTTCATCAACCCGCCTTGTCAGCTCGGCGGCTACCTTTGCGATTTCAGGATCTTTCATTCCTGATTTTTTTAAAATTTCTATAATTTTTTCGTTGCGCTGCTTTTCAGAAGCAACGTGAGCTTCAGCCATTTTGCCGGTGGCGTCATAGTACGCCTGCCAGCCTTCAAGCTGCATGCGTCTTTCATTATCGAGATCTTCAAGAGCTTTTTTGGCCCGAGAGATACCTTCAATCTGTGTATATTTTTCAAAGTCAGCTTCGGTTTCGAAAAGTTCCGGCCTGCCAAGGGCTTGGCGCGGTGATATTTCAGGACCAATTTTAAAGGATGCCAGTACACGCTTCATGCGCTGTTGAAAATTAAGCTCGGCAACCTGCGCCAGACGCGGGTCATAGTAGCCGGTCTCATCGAACAACTTTTCAAGCGCGGTGATTGCGTCTTTGGTAAGACCGATCTGGTCAGCGTATATTTTATCCCAAACTAAAAGTTGCCTTTGCCTGTTGGCGATTGAATCTGCTACAACTTGGGCGTCTTTTATACCCACAGCCTCCAGAGCCTTGGTCATCAGTTCGCGGTTTTTCTCGATATTTTCAAGCTGATTTCTGAAATACTCGATGTGCATTTTGCCAAGTTGGGTGTACCGATTTTTTAGTATTCTCATTATCGGTGCTTTTTTAGCCTGTTCTTCCTCAAATTTGTAATATTCGGTAATTGCCTGTTTGTATTTTTCAACATCGATGTCGCCAAAAACCCCCACTGTCTGCGTCGGCCCCCTTTTTGCCCATAGGGTTGCCGTGGCACCGGCTTTAAACTCTTTTACATATTTTAAAATGTCTTCAACATGGGATTTCATTCCTTCATAATCAAGGACCCCCTTTTGTCTTTCTCCGTTTATTTCTTTTTCCAATCCGTAGTAACGATAAAGCGCTTCTTCTAAAGACCCGTGTTTTTTAATTAATTCATCAAGAAGCTTTATGCCGCCTTCGATGTTCTGCGTATAGTCGGTAGGATCACCCAAGCCTTTGTCTTTTGCAGTAGTGCGCGTTACCTGCATTAGCCCGAGTCCGGCAGCTCTGCCTTTAGTATCTGTGCCGATTGCATATGGGTCAAAAGAAGACTCGCGTTTCATTACAGCCAGTGCGGTAGCTTTATCTACATCGCTGTATTTTTCAACAGTTTGCTCGACAAATTGTTCCAGATTAAAGTCACTGGGGACCGGTTTAAACTGTATCGTTTCGCCACCGATCTCGGCAATTGTGTTTTTATATTTTTTAGCCCATTCGTCCAAAGCTGCCAGGTCTTTATCCAACTGAAGCTGTCTTTGTTTTGAGAAAAATTCGGAATACGCGGGAGTCATTATGCCCGTTTTTCTAAAATAATCTCCAAGGACTTTCATTCCGGCTGCCTGCTGTTTTAAATCAAAGGCATCATGCAAGTAGTCTCGGAATTTTTTCCATGCGTCATCATCGACGATGCCTTTTAAAGCTTGAAGCTGTTTTCTGATTTCTTCGAGTGCTTCCTTTTCAACCGCAAATGGTTTGATTCCGATAAATTTTTCAAATGCCTTTAATGCGTTTTGGCGGATTTTATAAAATTCTTCAGCGCTTTCAAACCCTTTATATAAATTTATCCTTACCTGTTCGGTATCTTCTTTTAAATTGCGGCCAATTTGAGTGGCCGAATAATTAACTTCCTCGAAATCTGCTTTTAGATTGCGACCAACTTCTTTTTGAGTATTCATTAGATGTTTAACAATTGCGTCACCTGTCGGGCCTAAATATTCAAACAAACTCTTTTGCCCTGCGTAACCTCTTGCAGCAATATCCTGCGGTGTAAATTTTCCAGGGTGGAGTCTGCGCTTTTCTTGGTCCTCTACAACTTCAAGTGTTTTTCTTAAGACTGCATTGAGCGCACGAAACATAGGAATAAGCCCGTGTTGAAGTTCTTTATAAAGCTGTTCGGCAACGTTGCGCCACAATCCTAAATTTTCTTCCAGTAAACCGGAAAGTTTTCCTTCAATAAGTTTTCGATCTTTTGCTAAAATTTGGTCTACAATATCCGTAGCTTCTTCAAGAGTATTACCGGTTTTTACAAGTTCTGCGGTTATTTTTGTGTACTCTGTGGCCTTGATACCACCTGCTCCCTGAGCTGCGCGGGCTGCTGTTTCAAGCTGCTGCATCTGTTCGGTTGACAGCGCAAGCTTGTCAGCGACCTTGGCAAAAGTAACCTCCATGTCTTTTCCAATGCCTACTATCTGGCGCACGACCCGCACTATGTTTTGCCAGACAAACAGTGTGGCAGCCAGACCGGACATGATGATGGAAAATTTACCGAAGCGGGAATTAATAAATGCCTGCTGTTTTCCAAAATTTTTTGATTTTTTAGCAGCCTGATCAAAATCTTTGCCAAGACCATCTACTCTCCTTCTTATTTTATCATAGTCTCTTTGAGTTCTGACTCCCAAAAGCTCTGTGTTTAGATCTCCTATTTTATTTTTAAGATTCTGTGCAGTAATGACCCCTTGTGAACCACCTCTTTCTACCATCCACAAAGCCCTGTTATAGCCTTCTAGCCTTGAATTTAAACGCTCAACACCTTTATCAAGTTTTCTTGCTTGTTTTTCTTGCTGTTCCCATTGCTTACCCCTTCCTTTTTCTATATCCTGACGCTTTTTTTCACTGGCAGCATGATGATCCCAGGCAGCAAAAACATCTTCTACTGAATGGCCATATCTTCTTGCGCTATCGCTGGCATCGCGCCATGATGATGCCATCCTGTTTATGCGATCTTCACCTGCGGCGAGTCTTCGTAACATTGGTTGAGTTAATTGAGCCTGTCTTTGAATTAAAGCAGTAGGTGTAGCGAGACCACCGCCAGTAGGAGTGCGTATAGCACCAAGTTGGGCGAATCCGGCTTTTGAATATATATTGGGTATCGTTGCAAGGTTTGCTTTGATTGCCGCAGCGTGAAGTTTAGATGCTTGGAGAGATTTTTCTATCTGTTTATATGGAGCAACTCCGGGTGCTTTTAAACCAAGAAGGGCTTTTCTAGTTCTTTCAATTCCTGCAAGAAGTATATTTTGTTCTTTTGCTGCTACCTTATATCCTTTTCCGATATTGGCAGCTCTCATGCGGGCTTCGTCAGCCTTGCGGGAAAGTTTGTTAAATTCGGCTAAAGTTTTTTGATAAGAGGCACGTTCCAGTGCAACAGTGATAAAAAACCGAGAGTCCATCAGCTATCCTTTTCCACATTCGCTTTGTTTTCGCTATGCCAGTTCAAAAAAACTCGGTCTAAAATCTTGATACGATAAAGAAGCACTTGGCGCTGTTCATAGTCATCAATGTGATGATAATCAGCGTAAGCCAAGATCTCGGAGATGGAGATGGGGGAAACTCCCATCCCCGATCTGCGAGAGGAGCTTAAGACCGTAAACGCCTGGTAGTCGAGTCGAAGGTCCGGATAAAGATCGGGCTTTTTTTCAAGCTCCGGGATGTGATGCCCGTCTGCTTCTAACTGTAAAAACCATTCGTATTTGTCACCGAAGGTCAGGTCCCAGCGAAGGACCTCAATTAGTTTTTTTCCGTGTCTTTTTCCGCGTCTTCAGAATCAGGCCGAAAATTATCCTGGTTCATCGACTGATCCATGACAGCCTGAAACAGTTTGGGGTATTTTACCAGATATTTTTCCCGGTTTTTAAGATTGGACTCGACTTCGTTTCCGTCCTCGTCCAAAACCCCTTCCCACTTTAACAGGATGCCCTTTGCAACGACTTTAGCCAAGACCGCTTCATAGCGCTTCTCGTTTCTGCGAGACGCCTCAAGCAGTTTGGAGTACTGTCGCTGAGCAGCGGTGTGTTTCGGGTTGTTGATTTCCGCGATAAAGAAAGTAATTTCCTCCTCGTTCGCATTGTAACCCATTGGGATCGGCACACCGTTGGTTGCTTTTTTTTCGTCAGTAGCGAAAAGTTCTTCAAATGTGTCTTTTGCCATATTTTCATCCCCGTAGTTAAGGTTAGCCCCGTAGAGATATGGGCCGGACAGCACAATTAGATATCAAAGACGGGGCGACGATGATCTCTTATGAGCCACCCGACCCACGTCTTTAAGCAGCGATTCGGTCAATACACAGAGTGTAACCGTAAGTCGCGTGCCTGATTGCCTGCCAGGTCATGTTTTCCATGACATCAGAGTTTAATCCGCCGACATTGACAGTGTCAGTTTGAAATTTAACCCGTGGGAACGTAAAAATATAGGCATTTCCTGAAGAATCTTCAACTTTAAACGAAATGCCGGACTCGGTCCCAGCCAGATATTTGTCGTACAGATCGCCGTTTTCGAAATAGGTGTTAAGCGTACCCGTAACTTCCACGCTTCCCACTCCAAGATCAGCGTTCCCCAACGTCCCGATTGCCGTAATACCCCTGACGTTATTGTTGAGCGTAAAAGAAAGCTCCTGGATAAACACGCCACTAATCGTGGTCAATGTTGAGCCTTCCATGATTTGCCCTACGTTTGACACCGCGTTCATAACGTCAGCGGTGGTTGCTGCGGTATAAGTAGCACCGATTGAAGACGCACCTCGGCTTGCGCTTTTTCCAATAAAATCCAGCGTTCCTGTCATAATGGAGTTTGCAGCGGCAGTCATTGCAAGCGTGTTGGGAACCATACCCAAAAATCCGAAATACTGGGTCTTGTCCGCATGATAGCGCTCGATGGAAAATGGATTTTCCGTTGTGCCGTTTCTAAGGCGGGAGCCTTTGATGGTAGCCGCATCGGTTTCGTCCAGCACCTCGCTGGTGGTGATCCCCGGAGTTGACATAACGGTCAATTCCTGCGAAGACACACCGGTCACAAAATGATACCCGTCGTCAGCCGCAGATCCGGTCAGCTCTATCCATTGACCGGCGAGAATCTGGTGAGTTACTGAAGAACCGAGAGTAATAGTGTTTGCTGTTGAATTCAAATCGAATTCAAGGTTAGAACCGGTAGCGCCGGAAGTGATCGTAGCGGTCGCTGTGGCAGCAACGCCCTCCCAGTTGTCGGTCCACAATGCACCGACTAAAAGATCGTCGAGTGCGCCATAAGACAGTTCGAAGCTAACACCTCCCGAGCAGTCCGCACCGGTCTGAATGAGATCGGTGGTCTGACGGTCTGCGCGGATTTCATTGGATTGAATATTTTCAATGTTAAACGCAAGCGATTCATCGGTGAACCGCAGTTTCTGTAGAGTTGCCGTCCCCGGAGTTGTCCCCCAGGTTGTTTCGGCGACGTAAGCAAGTTGCGATCTATTCGCATCAGACATAGCATGCCTCCAGTTCAGTTAGAATGTTTCATCGCGCCAAAAGGGTATGCTCACGTTATGAACATACCATCCGTTTGTCTCGCCCAGGTCAGTTATTCTGACCGTTCGGCATATAATACCAGAAAATGTCTGGCCTCTGAATATGGTCGCCGCCGTATCAGCCAGGTTCTTGCCTGTCTGAGTACCGATATTCAGTTGTGTATAAACATTAATGGATATAATCCCCACATTTCTGTGAAGCGTCGCCCCTATTCCGCCCAAAGATATCGGGATCTGATCCCCGTCAACGACGTTGATATCCACCCAGGATTCTCCAGGGACAGGGGTAAAATCCACATTAGCATATTTGACAGCAGTAGTCGATCCCCAGTTGTCTTTAAATCGCTGCTCGATGTCCCGCTGTTCGTTTTTAAAGGTCATTTTAAATTATCCCTGTGTTAATATTACCAGAAACCATTTTAGGAAGCAACGGCATAATCAATCTCATTTCCTCAATAGTCAAACCGTATACATGATAGGGCGGACGATACCAGGATCGCACTTGCCCACCGTAACCGCCTGAGATGTCATAGTCCCCAGACCAGCCCAGATACTCCACGTTTTTGGCATAGGGAATGATATTGTAAATCGTAATAGAGTCAAGAAGTTGAGCAGTTGAGATGTAGCCTTTTTTCTTATTGTACTGCTCGGCCATAAACGCCAGCTTTTCAGAACCTTCCATTGGTTCTGTGAAAGCCTCGATCACCGGCGCGTGACTTTTTCCGATCCCGCGCCCGGTTTGTGACTTTGAAATCCCCACTTTGTGAGAACGGATATAGTTTCCGGTTCTGGCCGGAGAACGATAAATGAGCTTTTTAAGCGCAATTCTGGCTGCCAGACGCTTTTGCTTGATAAGATCGCGTTTTAATCCGTTTTTAAATTTTTCTATATCGTCTTTTAAGCTCATTTACGGCCGCCTAATTTGTAATGTCCACACCGCATCTGCGGGGTCTTTATGGACGCTGATAACTTCCCATATTACCGAGTCGCGTACTACCAGATCGTTTCTTTTAGGAGTGACGCTTAAATCCGCAACCAGTATCTTAACTTTTTCATCGGTATCCAATATGGTTTGGTTGTTTATTTCACGGGTATCATAACCTGATGGAATTGAATTTACCGTGTAATCAGTATAGGAATCTGTAACCGCGTCGGTTGTAGGGTTGTAAGTGGGGTTGGAACTTGCTTTGCTTCTTAAAACAACCGATTCTTTTACGTCATCAGCGGCCGCAAAAGCAGCCGCAGCCGCATTTTTAAACGCTTCTTTTAATCCTGGCATTACATCCTCTCAAGTGTCGCTGATTTTCCTGCCCGTGTCGCGTAATCACGGATAATCATCCATACTGAAGGCGGCATAATGGGCTTGTGAGTGAATTTGTCGACCTTAAGTTTTAAATCGCCGATTTGAATCATCTCGTAACCGATAGAATCCCGGTTGGTCTCAAGCGTTCTGTCCTCCTGTAAAAGATGATAAGCGAACTCTGCGGTCGCGTCTTTTACAAACTGGGGAACAGCGGTTTGAGTAATCATATACCCATCTTCATGCCAGACATCGTAACGTGGCCAGCGAAGCGCGCCGGTCGTATAGACAATCGACCCGTTCCAGCTGACCATCTCGTCTAAAAGCCGTGACGCCCATATTAGCGCACGCTTTCTGTCATTGCTTCCGTAGCCTGTCCATGTGGCTTTAGAATGATAACGGTCTTCATCATGGTAGGTATTGGCCTCATCCAAGGTGCAGTATGAATTCGCGTTTGCTGCACCGGGGGTTGCTACAATTGTAATAGCCATTAGGGTGTGACCTCCGTGCCTTCAAGTTCTTTTATATCAAGATCAAATGTTCCCCAAATAATTCCTTCCGGGTTGGTAGCGTCATAGATGATTAACTCCGCGTTTTGATCCCGACCTGCTTCCAGTGAAGCAATCGAGGCCAGATCAAAAATAATGATTCCGCCAGTTGCTCTGGTGGAATAATCAAAGGCGGACGCGAAATTATCGCTGTTGTAGTAATTTTCCAGATGCAAAATTTCCACTTTAGTAACAGTTGAAAGATCCTCTACAACGTCATTTGATTTTAACAGAAGGCTGAATTTATTGTCTCTGTTTAAATAAATAGTTTCAGTCGCCATTTAATTTTTCCTTCTTGTACTGTTTTAATTTTTCGTGCATGGCCTTTGCCATTGCCATTGCTTCGCGGCACATAAGCTGTACATTTTCATCTTCAGTTGCCACATAAATGTCCCGCAGTTTCTGACAGATCGTGTTATGCCCGTGGTAACGCTTGTTGAGCATTTTTTTAACTGGGACTGGTTCGTATTTTTTATATCCCATGTTTTGCCAGCCTGTCTGAAATGTCTTTTAGAAATTCGTTAAAACAACCCTTGGTTCGTCCCCAACCCGGAACACTGTCTTTAAGCTCGAATACGTCCAGATTGCTTTTGTCCCTGAACTGGCTTTTTTTAAACCGATTAGCGGTCAGGTTATTTGAGTGCCGGATATCTATGTTGGGGCGTTTTGACATATACACATCTGATTTAAAATGGTCGAAGCCGCGAGGAGGCTTGTGGGTTCCGGGTTCAAATCCCATTGATCGTTTAAAGCCTTCAGCTTCTACTTTTTTGACCCGGTTTTTATAATGCTCTACAAAAATATCACGGTAACCACAGACCTGAGAAGTGTGTTTTGCGTAATAAAAAAGCGCTTGACCGTCCGAAGCCCTGATGCGCCAGACATTGTGGTTATAGTAAAATGTGTCTTTATCAGTTAACTGCGCTTCAAAATGGCTTGGGTGGTAAAGCACGTCATGTTCTATTAAATATACCACATTGGCTTTAATTGTTTCAAGCCCTAACAGAATTTGCCTGAACATGGACTCAATACTAGGTTTAAAGTCGACAACAATATTTTCACCAAAATCTACAGGAAAATGAGTGACGGATACAATAGGCCCCTTAAAATAGGATTTAAGCTGCCTTTGAACCAGACTCATAATTCTTTGTTCACACTGGTTATGGGAATAATAGACAATACCTTTTGTCATTTTTAACAACGGCTTTGACTTGTAATTAACCGGCTTTGATTTTAACCCCCTGTCTGAATCCCCCTTTTTATGTTTACTCCAGTCATAATTCTCCCATTCAGGGACCGGCGCAAATTTGTCAATCAGCCATTTCAATGAATGCTTAGCTTTCGGCCACTTGTCATTTAACCACAGATCCTGCGAGTATGCGCGGGCTGCGTTGGTCTGCCTTTTAGAAATCCTGTATGGAAACCCGAATCCACCGCCGGTCCGGAACATGTGGGAAAACCATGTCTTTTTATTGGTTAACTGTTTTCCACCCGATAACCAGGATTTGCACGAAATTTCCGTGCCAAACTGTCCCCACCCGCCGTGCGCCTCGTCCATCATGCCAAGGTCAAAAAATCGATTTCGATGCATAAAAAAACAAGCCCCCAGATTTCCCAAAGATGGCGCAAGGTCTGCCTTGGCTTCCGGACGCCGCTTAAATGCGCGCCAGTAAGCGAATTTCATGTTGGTGTCGAATCTATAAAATTCTGACCTGGGATTATGTTTGGGTTTCCAGATAATTTCTTTTTTAAATTCTTCAGTATTATTGCACCCTGTGCATTCTTTAGGCATTGGACCTTGGTATACCCGTAAATCACATTCTTCACACACCCAATTAAAGGCATGCAAATTGTACATCGCCGGTATAATCGTCCAGTCATACTCGCAATCAGCCATTAATTTAACATCAAAGCCTTCGTCAACCGCACAGTGCGCGTCCAGCTTCATGATGAACTTGGCGTTTGAAAGTAAAGCGCCCCGGTTTACCGCCGCCCTTTGACCGATTGAATTTTCAAAATGCAATATGTTTACCCGATCATTTTGAGGAATACCCGGATCAGGCCAGTATCCGTCTAAAACCGTGATAATCTCAGTGTCACCCCTGATATTATCAAGGCAGTTTTGAATAGTATTAATTAAAAACTCCTCATTTCTTGCAGGGATAATAATGGATAAATCTGTCATTTAAATGTTATCTCCAGATAATAATGATTTGCCATCTCATCGATAAGTTTTCGTTCCTGATCTATCGGATGGCCTATTTTACGGGGTCTTCGGTTTTCATAAGTCCATGATCCGATATATTCAGAAGGAACTTCGCCGGTTTTTAAAACATCTGCACCAAACACCACTATGGGAATTTTAAGTTTGTTGGCTGCAATACAGATCGCCGAAGTCCCGTGGGTAAAAAACGGATGATGACATTTTGTCAGTTTTTTGCGCCACGATTCTATAAGACCGGTTACATCAGCTCCGCCGTATTTTTGTATTAGATTTTTACACGACGCGGGTATTTTTTTTCTTACCTCTTTTGACCATATGAAATATCCGTATTCAGTTGGTTGAAGCGCAATTCTTGTCTGGCAGCGCATAAAACGCCCCACTGTGCCGCAAAAATAAGAAGTCTTAACACCATAATCTTCAGACACCTGCCAGGCTTTAAGATACGGAAATCTTAAAACATATTTAAACGAGTCTATATACTGTCCTATGCCACTTTTTTGCAAGCTCGGCCCATGGCAGATGATGGCAGTTTTATTAATCATTATGCTTTTTTACCCAAAAATAGGTTCCTTGCCGGTCTTTTATAATATACCAGTCGATAACATTGTGAGCCCTGGTATACGCATTTACCGCCTCGATAACACCAAACATATGACTGTGCGTATAATCATGGCCGGATATGATCCCGCCTATTCTTACCTTCGGCCCCCACGCGATAAGATCGTTCATGCAGTCATCGAATATGTGGCTTCCGTCTATATAGACAAAATCCAGATATCCGTCTGCAACACCCTTAACCGCGTTTAAGCTGGTATCCCTGATTATTCTGGCGTTTTCAAATGGCTTAAGATTTTTTTTAGCAGTACGGTAGCAGCGCTCCTGCCTGCTTTTTAAATTTCTTTTATGATAAGCCTTCCAGGGATCTATGCACAACAGATGCAGTCCGGGTATGGTGTTTAACATTCCCAGTGCGTGACCAGCTCTGTTGACACCGATTTCCGCGCCGTATTTTACACCTGCTATTTTTAAAATATCCAGAAAATCCTGGCGTCTTTTTCTATACGCGCTGCAATATGGCGGCGTGTCGTGTGGCTTGATTTTAAGATGTTCTTTGATCTTTTCGTCAAGTGTCTGTGTCATTTTCTGTAATATTTCCTTTTAACGTCCTGCACAGTTCCCCAATGTTCCAATGTTTTTGCAGTAACATTTCCCAGTGCTTTCTTTTTGCCCTGATGGGCGTATCCAAGACAATCCGCATGTGTGAAAACAAGGTTGGGAGGACCGTTTGATTTGAATAAAACTTTTTTTTGTGGGGTTACTTTAAGCAATCGTTCACGTCGTCCGGGTTCGCAAAAATATTTGTGTACAATTTTATTTTCATCTGGATATTTATTGAACCGTTCTTGAAGCGCATTTACAAAAAGTTGTCTTGGAGCAATCATCTGACTTAAAACAATTCTTTCGGTATAAGAAAAAAGACTTCTCCAGGTATAGACTCTCCATCTGTTGATATTGTATGCAAAGGTTTTTAAATCGGGTAAAAAAGAAGTAAAGTGAGAAGGGGTATAAATAGTATCATCTTCACATGCTGCAATATAGTCGGTTTTTGCGATTTTTGCACCGATTAACAGTTGTCTGTAAATATTTAAATGAGATTGCCCAATGTCTCCCACACATATATTTTCTCCAAAATTAATCGGCTTTTGAGAAATCGATATTAATGGTAACCCGTTGATGGATTCTAAGATTTGTTCCTGTATTTTTTCTTCAAAATACTTTGGCAACTTGTTTGCGGTATAATATACGACAGTTAAATTTTTCATCGTTTTACCCAAAACCAACTGGGCTCCTTTTCTCTTGTGACATACCAATCGTTTATATTATGCGCTCTTGTATATGCTTCGACCGCGAACATCACGCCTGCCCTGAAAAACGGATAGTAGTCATGACCAGCAATAATCCCGTGCTGTCTTACTTTCTGCGCCCAAAATATCAGATCCGGCATAACCCAATCAAAATCGTGGAACCCATCGATATAGACAAAATCCAAAGAGCCGTCTTTTACTTTGCCGACTGCCTGCATGGATTCTTTTCTCCATATATTGACCTGTCCTGATTTGATATATGGCTCCAAATTTTTAACTGTTCGCCTGTAGCGCCGGTTCATTTCGTGCTGACCCCAGTTCGAATATGGTGTCCATGGATCGACGCAAATTAGGTTTAAATTTTCTATTATACTAAGCATTACCTTGGCATTTTTACCGCGTGCAACCCCGATTTCAGCACCTTTTTTAAAACAAGCCAGATTATTCATGACTGTGTATAAATCTTCTCTCGTGGATGGTTTTTTCCATCCGGTAAATGGCGGGATGTCGTTTCTTTTTACACGAAAAAACTTTTTTAACGCTCGATCTACTACTTTTTTGTGCAGTGGCATTTGTGCCTCCCCGTTACTGCTTTCTATATTTTTTATGATTCCAGTCATGTGGCCAACCATGAAGTGGTAAAAACTTTTCGATAAAATCCTTAAACTGAATTGTCTGTTTTGGCCACATGTTGTTTAGCCAATATTCAACCATGTAATTCGTGGTTTCTATTTTTTTTCTTTTCGACAAGCTGTAATTAGGCCAATTGTCTGACTGGCGTTTATGATAATGAGCATACCACGTATTTTTATTACGTATTACGCGACCTCCTGATAACCAGGTTTTAAAAGATAATTCAGTAGCTTCCTGAAATATATTATAATTCGTTTCATCCATGCAATCAATATTAAAAAAGTGTGTTTTGTGCATAAACCAGCAGGACCCCTGAAATATCATAATGTCGTCTATTTTCTTCTTTTTATTCTTTTTTTCCATATGCCACCAGGAACCGTCCTCACCTGTGGGACCTTTCCACTTTTTTCCGTGAAATCCGGAACCGTACAGATTGTCTTTAGTATAAGGAAATGTAAGATAAAGATAATCGATTGGTCCCCGAAACCGCTTCCACTTTTTACGATCCAGACTGTAGCGTGAAGGCACCGAGATCCAGTTTTCTTCGCAATTTTCTTTTAACAGACGGTCAAAATTTTCTCCGAGCATACAATGCGCGTCCAGTTTCATTAGATATTTGCCAGTAGCTATTGTGGCAGCCGCGTTTATATTTCTGCGCATACCGCAGACTTTCCCGGTGTGGACTGCTGTAACCTGTTTGTCCGGGTTCAACGGCGGCTCAGGCCAATAACCATCGAGCATTACAAGAATTTCAATATCCTCTGCGGCGTTTTCCAAAATACTGTTGATTGTTTTTTGAAGCAGCGGTTCTTCTCTTGCCGGAATTATAATAGATGTTTTTTGCATGATTAAAGCCTTATAATACTTAAATTATCAATTTCGAAAATTGAACCATCTAACCCACTTAAAGATTCGAACACCAAATATTTATTGGTGCCGTCATAAGTAAAATCAACAACTTCATTATAATATGGGCCTTTGAATATTCCACCAGAAGTAAAGCCTAACAATGTGGTTATTCCTGTTACGCTTGAGTTTAGTCCATAGTTAGCTGGTGCAGTATTAACTCCAAGATAATGATAAGCCCAAAAATTTAACCTGTATGTGATGCCGATTTGTAAATTACAGTCGTCCCCTATATTTTTGTAAATAGATTCGCCGGAAGTATTATTTTGCACGACACAAACGAAATGGTAACTACCTGTATGTGGATTGAGTGTTGTAGACGATAATGTTGGAGATCCTGCTATATTCCATCCTGTAGTTGCATTAGCTTCATTTCCTGATCGATCAGCTATGGCATTAGCATCTGTATGCAACTCAGGTGGTGCTGCGGGAATATTAACACAAATTTCATGAATCGTTTTTTCCACAGTTGTTGATTCTATTGTTCTCACCGGTGTAGCCGTATGAATGGTCCTGACGGTCGTGGCAGTTTGCAGTGACCTGATCGTGGTGGCCGATTCTACAGCGTACACCGGTGTCACGGACTCTAAGGCAGTACATACTATCCAGCCGAAGCCGATAGAAGGCGACGGGCTTTCTGATGGTGACTCAGACGGTGATTCAGACGGTGACTCACTCGGGCTTATTGATGGACTCTCTGATGCCGATGGGCTTAAGCTCGGAGACTCAGACGGAGATTCCGAGAGACTTTCGCTCGGAGATATTGATGGTGATTCCGAGGGACTTACAGATGGCGATTCCGACAGTGATTCTGATGGGCTTATACTCGGAGACTCACTTGGAGACACTGACGGGCTCTCGCTCGGAGATACCGACGGACTTTCAGACGGTGACTCTGAAGGAGATTCCGAAGGGCTCTCTGAAGCTGAAG